GAAAGGTATAGGGCTAGGAGCCATATCGCTGACGCTACGAATGTCAGACCAATGACCACCAACTCCACCACCCTTAACACTGAGCCACCTAAGCTCTGTCGAATGTCCGATAAGACCATCCAAGCTATCAGGCACATAACTAAGGAAGCATGAAATAGGTAGTCCATTGATTTTCTCTCCCTCCTTAGGAGCATTTGATAAGATTGGTGAACTAAACATAAACCAACCTTTACTGGCGTAGTCGTAGATACGCTGTGCTAGTTCATAGTCATGCTTACTAAATGCTGTGGCTGCTCTTGCGTAGGCGTCCTGTGGGTCTTCACCCTCACGACAGTAGTAGTCCTTAAGGAGTGTATAGGCCTGTTCCGACAGTAACTTGTTACGCTTATAATCAATTACAATGTTCATTTACCCACTCCGTTGTTTCCATAATCCCTTTAAATCCAACTAGGGTGGCGTTTGTTTCAGTGTTGATTACTGTAGGTACGCTACGTACTTTGTACTTGATAGCTGAATCAATATCCTTACCAATGTCAACCTCTTTATAGTCTATTTCTAGGCTATTCAAGACTTGACTTACAGCTTTACACGGGGCACACCCTTCTGTGTAAAATTTAATAATCATGTTGATTCCTTATGCAGTGCGTTGTCGTAAAGCTTACAAGTAACAATAGCGTTACGCTCTGCCTCCGTATACGTCTTGTTGCCTGAGCCTAGTTCGTACAGAGACTGTGCTTTATCTAAACTGTCCACACAGTCTTGTCTTAATAGCTCTAAGGCTAACCCTCGTACTTGACCTTTCATTTAGTAATCCTTCTGGTATTTACCTGTACGAATCATTGCACATATCTCAACTGCCCTAGCACCTACCTGTTTGGCCCAACGACTGTCCATAAATTCATCTGCCGCTACTTCCCAGTTATGTTGGTATGAAGCCTGTAGAGCCTTTTCAAACTTCTTTAACCGAGGCATACCTAAGTTAAAGCAAATGTCAACCAATGCGTCATAACGAGCAGGAGAGTGCATGATTAGATCAATAGTCCACGGAAACTCCATTATGAGTTCTTCCTCTACACGCTCAATGTCGTTAGCCAAAAGGAAGTCAGTCTCACGGGGGCTAAGACCTATGCCACCCTTAGGGTCTATGTTACGCCCTACGCCTATGGTAATCTTATCTGCTGTACACTTATAAGCGTGTGTCTCTACACCCTCATGTGCTGTAATCATTTTAGATAATTGTGACATTATTTGTTCCCGTCTATTGGTTCGTTAGTGTGCCTAGGTGCTAAAGCAGTCTCTTGTTGTTCTGCTGGAGCATTATGTCTATCGTAGTATTCCACTTGCATCTGTAATACATGTATAGCTTTCTGGAGGTCTTGTCGGTGAGTACCTTTCTCTCTTGTCAAGTACTTATTGACCTTAGTGTAGATACTGGCCTGTAGACCTTCGTAACCAAAGTTAGCAAAAGTACTCTCAAGAGGCTGTATGCCTTGCTTGGTATAGTGGTCGCCGCCTACTTGGTTGTCTAAAGCGTTATTTGTCATATTGTTCATCCTTTAGCATAGATAGATGTTCAGTAATAGCCTCTTCATCTGCTTCTTTAACTACTTTAGCCATGTATTCATTAAGCCCCTTAAGATAAGCAGCCTCGTCAGTTGTTAGTTCAGCTGTCATCTTCTGCCTCCTCAAACATTTCTAGGTTCTTCATTATCTGATCTTCATAACGATCAACTAAAGACTCACTGGTGATGCCTAGTAGCTCACACAAGAAGTCTACATCATACTTTTTAAGTATCTGTTCTCTTATTTCTTCAAAGGTGCTAGACATTTCAAATGCTCCAGTAGCTTATCAATAGATTTCATAGTGAAGTGCGCTAGACCTTCCTTGTCACACCACTCACCTAGGTTCATTTTAGAGCCTTTCCTAAGGCGCTTACGTTCATCAGAGAAGACAAATATTAAAGGTCTGTCAATCTCGTCCCTAATTGCTTTGTACTTCTGTGTGTCACCTACCCTAAAGAAACCCTTGCACTCTATCATAGCTCCTGTACGTTCACAGATAAAGTCTGGTACGTACTTCTTATGTATCGTGTAAGGTAGCCTGTAAGGTTCATACTGGAATCCCGTAGGGCCAACAGCGTCATTGAAAGCACTCTCTAGGCCTGATCTAAACTTGGTCATTATAAAGTATCCTCTATCGTTAGCCTACGGAAACCATCCCAATCACGCCTCATATAGATTAGGTTCCAACACACCTCTAGCCTGTCGTGCCAATCGTCAGGGTGAGCCTCTTGCCATGCCTCCTGTACCTTAGCCAGCATATCAGCCGTAGGTACGTCAGCCAGAAGCTTCTCTGCTTTCTTAGGCCCGATACCTACGAGGCCTTGTATGTTGTCAGTAGAGTCTCCTGTGAGCATCTGTAGGCACATCTTGCGATAGCCTTGGTCTTTACAGATGTAGTACAAAGTTTCTTTGGTGAAGTTGTAATGCCAACCTTCCACCATGTCAATGTCTTTGTCTATATGTGCAATAACAAAATGCTCTTTAGCATCTAAAGCTTCTTGTGCCCATATGGATACTACATCATCTGCTTCACAATTGTCGCTAGCGAAGTGCCCTAGGCTATAAGCATACTCATTGAGTTCCTTGCGCCTCTCTGTCAACTCAGGATTAGGGTCTTCCTCTTGCTCCTTAACCTTACGCTGGCCTTTGTAATCCTCTGCTATATCATAACGGAAGTTACCAGTGCCTTTTAAAGCAACCTTAGTCTCTGTGCTGCAAGTATTCCACTCAATGTCCTCTATGGCTTTATCGTAGTATTCCATAGCTTTCTTTAAGTCTATGTCAGTCTTAAGGGCTATGCGATAGATGATAGAATCAGCATCAACAAAGCATTTATCAAAGGGCTTGCCTTTACTATTTTTTATGTTCATCTAACTTCTCCTTATAAAGTCTAGCATGTTCTTTACGGTGACAATGGGCGCAGAGTAGGAGGCACTTATCTACTTCAATCATTAGTTTATCTAACGAGCTTTTTATTACATCAGAAATCATGTATAGTTTCGTTGCGGGGTCTACATGATGATAGTCATAAATCTCTAAATGATCTGGCTCGTGTAGAGAACAGTGTGCACACTTAGACCCTTTGTACTGAAATATCATAAGAGAACGAGCTTTGAGTCTTAACTGCTTGGCTTGTTGGTGTTTAACTGCCTTAGCTTTGCGCTTAAACTCCTTTGCTATTGCTATCTCTTCTTTATGTTCTTCAGCGTAAATAGCCGATTCAGCTAAAGCCGCTGCTCTCTTCTTAGCATACCATCTCGCGCCCTTAGCCGCTATCTTTGCTTTATTTACTTCACGATATAGTTTGCCCCTAGCCGCTACCTTATCTTTCTGTTCTTCTTTATTGGCCTCATAATATGCGTTCCTTTTAGCCGCCCTCTCTTCTTTAGTCTGCATAACTTCTCCTAGTGGGTATCTGCCCATGAGTCGCCTACGTTAAAATCACCAGCTAAAGGACACCTAAGCTTGAAGTGGATACCTGCTGCCTCAATACAACTGGCTGCTAGTCCACCAAACCTATGCGCCTGATCTTCACGAACCTCCACTTGGAACTCGTCATGTATGTTACCTACAAACCTGTAGTCTAACTTCCACAACTTAGCGTACTTGTCAAGTATTATCAACGCTTGCTTCATAATCAAAGCACCTGCTGACTGGAGTAATGAATTTAAAGCAGCATGTTCTGACCTAATAAACACCTTGCGTCCATCCAAGCCTGTCACGTAGCCCTTACCTGCTGATACTGCAACATTTTCCTTGAGTGTAGCCAGTGCTGGTGTAGCCCTTAGGAAACTATCCTTAAGGCGCTTACCCACTGCTCTGCCACCACCTGCAATACTACCTATCTTCTCGTCACCTGCGCCATATAAATAAGCGTATATGAAAGTCTTCGCCTGATTTCTAGTCTCAAGACCTGCGGCTTTCTGGTTAGCTGTATGAATATCACCCGTGAGTATAGTGTTAGTATAGTCAGGGTCATTCATGTAGTGGGCTAACATTCTAAGCTCGAGGCCAGAAGCGTCTATACCACATAGTTTGTAACCTGAGTTAACAATCCAACAAGCTCTGCACTCAGGCCCGTATAAGCTACTAGAGCTAGGCACCTGTGCTAAATTGGGCTTGCTGTGTGTCATGCGTCCTGTTACAGCACCATTAGTATTAACGTAACCATGTACACGCCCTGTGGTGTCGTCTGTGGCCTCCAGCCAGCTACGTACTTGTGCTATGCGTTTACCTACTAAGAGATAAGAAGCTATAAGTTCTGCCTCTGGTATGCCCTTAACATTCTTAAGAACATCCTCAGACACAATAGGGTGACCTGTCTCAGTAAAGGTCTTAGGCTTCCAGCCAAAGTGCTTAAGGTAACGTCCTATCTGTTGCCTACTAGCCAAATTAAAAACAGGCCAGTCAATACGACTAAAAGGCCCACCTACTTCTTCCCATCTTTCACCGAGGAACTTGAGTCCGACGATACTGTACGTGCCGTCTTTCTTAAGCTTGGGAACAATCTCCTTAATGTACGTAGGTAAAGGTAAAAACACTTGTTGGACAACTTCCTCAAACTCATATGACTTCTCCTGTAATTCTGCTACTAAATCTCTAGCCTTGGGCGTATCCAAAAGCCAACCATTTCTTACTTGTTCCTGTATGATGCGTTGTACGCCATGCTCTAGCTCAAGGCTGTCGGAACTGAATCCGTCTAGCTCTTTGATTAAAGCCTTGTATACCTGCTCATTAACAGTTACATCTTGTGTACAATACTCTACCATCTCAGGTGTGTACTGTGTCCAATCACTATAGTTACCCTTAGGGTATCCTAGCTTCTCACCCCAGTGTCCTAGGCTGTGTGCCTCTCGCTGTGGGTTAGCTAGTCTTGACATGACTAGGGTGTCTGTAATCTTGACTGTAGAAAAGTCAGTCTTAAGAAGACGCTCACATGCTGGTATGTCGTAACCTATAATGTTATGCCCTATAACCTCCGTTGCTTGTGTTATTGCTTTGTTAAACTCAGACCATTGGCCCTCTAAGTAAGTGACCACGGAACCAGTATCAACATCCTTTGTGACAATACACCAGACTACTGTAGGCG